CTATTTCGCATAATACTCTTTAATTTCTTCACTCACTACACTAGAAAGATAGTGTGGTACATGAAAAGCTTGCATGAAATTAGCACTGTTAACACATTGAATATCCGTATCTTGACAATAGAACGGAATCAAAAGCTTAACAGCTCCAACGTTTGCCTTATATTCCACAGATTCTTTACCAGTAAAGCAGGCATGATAGTAATAAACATCGCCTTTGTCTCCATGAATGACATGCGATATTTCATGAGCTAATTGAAAAACGAATTCTTTAGGATTATGCCAATCGAGGTTCATCACTACACGATGATATTCATAGCTACTACCAGGCGGAGTATATGGCGAAAAATGCTTCCACTTAACATCAATATGATATTCCTGGGCTTTTTCTAACAGATAGTCGCAAGCTTCTTCTGCTTGTTCATAAATCATTTCTCATCACCACGCAATAACCGTTTCATATATTCTAAATCTTCGGGTGGAATTTCTCTCCCTTCATATGTAAAGACAGTATCTTTATCTGCGAGATCGGCTGTTTTCTTTTTCTCAGTTTCGCCAAGCAAGTAGTCTGCGGATACTCCTAGGACCTTAGCAACTTTATTTAAAGATTGTGTACTGGGAGTTTTTGAGTTCCAACGATATATACTATTGATTCCTATACCGGCTTCTTCTGCTACTTTTTGCAGTGACCATCCTCTCTTTTTCGATAATTCCTTAATTCTGTCTACAGTTTTCATATCAATCAAACCTTCTTTTGACTATTTTTATCACGAATGATTAAAAACGGTTGACAATTTATCATGAATGATTGATAATAAGATTGTCAACAAGTTAAGTAACATAAACAAAAGCCATAAATGCCGTAAAATAACGGTTTTTGTTTTAAGTTGATTTTATCACGAGTGATAGAAACAAGCAACAAGTTGATAAACGTCTCAAGAGAGGAGGAATAGGCTATGCCAGTAGAAAACGAGCTTGAAAAAGCAACAGCTGACGTGGAGCGAAACATCAAAATGAAACTTCTTGATCGTGGTATGACACAAGCTGAGTTATCACGTTTGCTAAACATTAATCGTCAACAAGTTAATCGAGCTATTAAAGGCGACAATTCGCCTAAAGCGATTGAAATTCGCAAGAAGATTTACCGCGTTCTGGATATGTAAGGAGGCAGTGATATGAAACAAAATAAAAAGCAATTACCTCTGGACCAGGTAACTGCTAAGAAACTAAAAAGATTAGCTTGGATTTATCGTCATGCTGAGAACTTGCAAGAGAAGATGCTCATTTTACGACTATTTGAATTCTATTATCAGATAGAATCCGATTGATAATCTTATCTTGAAGTTCTGACATTTGCTGGCCAGTTTGGGATTGCTCCTCGATTTTATTCTCTTTGAAGAATTGCGAGGTTACTTCTAGAGAATCTAATTTCAGAAGCACTTCTTCAGGGCCTGCAATTTCATTATTCATATTTTCACCACCTTTCTAGGTGATTATAGCAAATCAAGGAGGTGACTTGATGAAGTTAATAAAGAAACTAGAAAAGTTACAAAAAATGTACCCTCAGCAGAAACTGAGAGCACTTGTAATTGAGGATAGTGACTTGAATTTTACTTTTACTTTTAGAGGACATATCGGAATAACAGCTATTGAGAGTAATCGTTACAACGGAATTTTATATCAACGAATTACTCAAGACAGAACGAACTTGGCTAATCCCCAGCCTCTAAAAATAGAACTAATTGTTCAAGAGAAGGTTTTTCTGATGTCGGTCAATAGGGCTATTGAGTTACTTAATCGATACGGAATATAAACTCATCAAATGGTTTGGAGTAGTCAATCCCATTTTTCGAAGCCCAAGTCCAAACGTGTCGCTCGTAATTAGGAACTTCATCAAAAGCTTGGATATTAACTTTGAACTCTTTTTTACCGTTGGCTTTTGCATTTTTAAGAGCCATATCGAGCAACATATAATCTTCTTCTTCGAATCTTTTAAGATCACTTTCAGAATATCTAGGCATAAAATTCACCCCCTCTCATTAGGAGATGCATTAATTATAGCAAAAGAAAGGAGTTGATTAGATGTCCGAGTCTACCGTCATCGTTACAAGCGAGAAAGAAATTCAAAAAATAGTTAATAATGCTTTGCAAAGATTTACTAATGAAATTGTTGTTCCACTGCTAAATCGGACACAACAGGATGCTAATGGTTTAAGAAAATACAAGGATGTTGTCGATGAAGGACGTTATGGCTCCAGAGCCTTCTTAGATAGTTTGCGAAGGAGTATGTCCGATAAAGAAGAACAGCGTATTTTCCCTAAAAAAGAAGGAATGCTTTATGTAGTTGTACCTGATTTAGAAGACTACTTAGCAGGGAGAAAGCTAAAGCATGAAACTATGATAAAACTTGATCCACGCTTGAGAGGTGATTAGATGGCGTATTTAGTGTGGTGCGTGTTGGCAATTATGGCTTGCTTCATTATTGGAGCAATCGTCAACGTTATCGAAGGCGAGAAACTGAATGTATTGAAAGAGAAATATCGAAAGAAGCATTGAGGAGGCGATTGAATGAATGAACCAGCTTTGATTTGCACAGGCTTAACTGCTGCAATGTTAATCTCATTGTTTTGCGGGTCTGGATTGTTCCTTGTCTTTGGATTTGTCTTATTCTGGCAAATTTTAGGGGCGCTCGGTGATCCAGATAACCCAAACAAAAAAGCCACCGGTGATAGGAGCACCGATGGCAATAAGTAACAAATATAAATATATTACGAGGTCTATTTTATCATGTTTAACCAAAAATTGAAAAAGGCAGAGGAATTTATCCTTCTACAAAATAATCTAATGAACGCAGTGTTTGTTAAGCAAGCAACCCCCGTAGGTGATGTTGAAGCACTTACTCGCTATTACAAATCGCAACAAACTTTATCAGAACTATTTAATGAGCAAATGGGGTGGATGTAATGAACCTATCCGAAATCTTTGCTCGTAATGTCAAATTAAGGCTTGCAGCTGTTAATTTGACTAAAACTGATCTTGCTAATATGACTAACGTTTCAAGAAATACTATTACTAATTTAACCAGTGGAAAATCAAAAATGGCTCGTTTTGAAAGTATTGATGAAATAGCAAAAGCACTTAAATGTGAACCTCAACAGCTATTTGATGAAAATATTAATTGGACAATTTATAAATGGGCTAATAAATATCAAAGGGGACGTAATAATGACTAATCAAGTAGCAGAACAAGAAGAATCAAAGCAAATTATTAACAGCGAAGAAGAACTAGGTAAGAAACTTTATCGCTTACGAAAATTAAATGAAGAACAAGCAATTGAAGATGAGCGGTATCAGCGTGAGATTGCTGAAAGTGATGAATGGTATCAACCTAGCAAGAAAAACCGTGCTAATCAAATTGAGTATGTTGAAGCACTTATTGAAGACTACTATCATCGCCGACTTCAAGAGAATCCTTACTATCGTTACAAAGACCGTAACGGAACAGTAAGTAAGAAGACATCTACTACTTATGACTACAACGATGAAGAGTTGATTAATTCACTACCTGAGGAACTCTTAAAAAAGACTGTTAATAAAGTTGGATTGAAGAAGTTATTCCAATCAGAAAAGGTAGATGGACGTAAAAAGATTATTACTGATAATGAAGGCCATCCTATTACTGAGGATGGAGAAATTATCAAAGGTGTGATTGCTAAAGAGAAAACAGAAGTCACTATCAAAACAACTAAGTGAGGTGTCTGGTATGAAGTTTTATAAAGCTGGAGCTATCCCAGAAGTGCCAAATATGTATTTTATTTACGGAGATGGTGGAACAGGGAAGACAAGCTTATTCAAGCAGTTCAAAGGTAAAAAGCTTCTTTTCAGCTTTGATAAGTCAACCAATCCGCTACGTAATCAAAAGGATACAGACTTCATGGTAGTTGAAGAAGACGACTTCGCTAACATTCAGCAGTTAACGGTGGGCTTTTTACAACGAGCCATTAAGAGTGGCGAATATCAAGCAATCGCATTAGACAACGTCACTTCATTACAGAACTTAGTGTTAGAAAACATTGACAATGCTTCAAAAGATAATCGACAAAATTATCAGAAGTTACAAATTTGGTTCAGACAATTAGCCACCATGCTACGAGAGAGCAATGTAACTATCTACGCTACTGCACACCAAATTGATAACGGTACTGGTGGATTAACAGGAGCAGGACGTTACGGGGCTGATATGAACGAAAAGACGTTTAACGCGTTTACTAGCGTGTTTGATTTTGTCGGACGGCTATACGTCCAAGACGATCAGCGATGGATTAATTGCGATCCAGAGAGCGGTAATCACGGGAAGAACAGAATTGATGACCGTAAGAGGTTTCATGCAGAAGAATTAATTGAATCTAAACAAGAAGAACAAGCAAAAGAAGAAGGAGCTGCTTAATTATGAATAACCAACAACCATTATTTGTCACTAACCACAACAACACATTCGGCTCACAGGTACCTGATGAAGCAGGTATTTACAACGTTTATGTTTCTCCACAATCAAAAGCCGGAAACTCAAAAAACGGTAATCCTATGGCTTCAATGGATTACATCGTGCTCGATGGTACACAAAAAGGAAAACACATTTTTGACCGTTTAGTTTGGTCTAACAATTCGCAAGAAAATCACGACTTATCAATTAAGCGATTTAATACTCCGCTGATTGCAGCAGGATACCAAGACAACGAACCCGTCTACTCAATTCCTAATTTTGTACAAAAAATGGCTAAACAAAAGCTTGCCGTTGAAACTGAATGGCAGAAGAGTGACTACAACGGTAATACCTATTTAGTAGTAACACGTTACCGTATGTTACAAGCGGACGGAAGCCAACCCAACGGGCAAAAGCGCCCTCAAAACAATAGTAATCAAGCTAATCACGGTTTTAACACTGCTAATCAAGCAAACAATAAACAGCCATTTAATAATAACAACGGTGCTCCAATCGATATTGACAATGACCAACTACCATTCTAAGGACTGATATGGAGGTGTAGAACATGGCGAAAATTAAAAAAGTTTATCAGAAACAATTTACCACAGTTGATAACACCATTCTTAATGATGAGTCAGTAACTTGGAAAGCCAAGGGTCTGTTTACCTACTTGTGGTCTAAGCCTGACAACTGGAATTACAGTGTTAAAGAGGTATCAAGACATGCTAAAGATGGCCGAGATTCAACCAGCGATGGCGTTCAAGAACTTGAAGCACATGGCTACTTAAAGCGTGAACAAATCAATAAAAAAGGTAGCTTTGGTAGTAGTGTATGGACCCTATCTGAACGTCCAATTTTCAAGAAGCAAATTAAAAATGATAAACCAACTACACCGAATACGGATAACCCGTTACCGGAAGAACCGTTAACGGGAAACCCGAGCACGGATTTACCGATGACGGAAAAATCGTCGACGGAAAATCCAGCACTACTAAATACTGATATACAAAATACTGATAGTACTAATAACGGAATGACTAATAAAGATGATGATGATAGCGTGCCCGCACGCAAGGACGAACAAGTTCGTGATGAAGACCCGTTCACACTAGCAAGTCAAGCAAATATCAACGTTAACTCTGGCTTACATTTGCCTATCTTTGTTGAATTTGTGCAAACGCTGGGCGAGCCTGTTGTTTGCTGGGCTATTCGCAAAACTGCTGATAATGCGTCCCACCCTAATTGGCAATACCTGCAAACTGTTCTCAAAAACCTTGAGGCTAATTCAGTGCGTACTGTTGAACAAGCTGAACAACTGTCTGAAAAGCATCGACAAGAGCAGAAGTTAAAGCAACAAGGTAAGTCTAAGTATGGCAAACGCCCACCAATCAACGAACCAATGCCGGAGTGGTTCAAGAGACAGCAAGCACAAGAGAAACAGGGTAAACCTGATCAAGGTAACTGGATGGATCAGCTCCCAGACGAGAGTGAGGTGCAGTAACAAATGACTAAAGACAAAGTAAAAGCTAAGTGGGCTGTTGCTAAGAGGTTGGTAGAAATAACTCAAGCCGAATATGCCAGCCATAATGTTGAGGCACAAGCAATCAAATTCGTTAAAACCAAGCTACAGATAGCGATTTATTATCTGTCGCAACTTGATGAGCATGACAGCAACTACACAATGCCCTTTACAGGCAATCAAATGAAGCAGGCTCTAAAAGCTCCAATTACAAAGCAAAACGTTAAAGATGCAGCTGATTGGTGCCATCAGTGTCGTTTAATACGTGACAAAGCCTGCACCAATTGGAATTACGAGGAGGCAACAGCATGAATGCAGAAGAGTATTTAACAACCGACGAATTAATTGAGCGGATTAATCAGTTGCCTAAAGTGTTCGCTATCCGTAGCGATATTTATGGTATCGACATTTACGCCGATTGGGAAGAATACCGAGACGATGACAAAGATTGCCGGTGGTTTATGACTGTTGATCCAAAGGCAAAGAGTATCGCTCAACCATTTGGCGATAACTTTGAGGGCTGGCCCGAAGAATGGCTTGATCCTGAGTTTTGGGATATTACTACCGAAGAAGCATCTAAAGTAATCTTTGATCTAAACGATGAGCTGCGGGATAAGATTGCTGATCTGATTGACCAGTACATCGCAACACCTATTAGCAAGCGAGAAATTAAGGTAACTGAGGAGGTAGCGCAATGAGTGCAGAAGTAAAAGTATTATCAACAAGCACAAGAACTAACTTAGAAGCATTGAAGCACCACATGAAGAAGTTGGAATTTAAGTATTACGAAGAAAGAGATGGATGGGTAACTTTTGGGGCTCACCTTATGATGAACGGAGAAGGAGTAGCTCCCTACGATTGCATTTCTATTAGTGTGCGTTTTATGGATATTAACGTTGATCTTTGGGGCTTTGATTTGATTAACAAATTACCAGAAGCCAGGCAAGCCATCTTAGACTTTTACGAAGCGGAGGGAAACTATGGCAAAGACTGGTAAGAAACGCTTAATTAAATTTTGGAAATATTACGAGCAATGGTATATGACCTACAAAGTTAATTCAGTTAGAGGAGTAACGACAGCTAAATATAAGCTAGTTTTGAAGTGGTTGAAAAAGTTAGCACCAGACCTAATTTTGGGTGATATGACGCGTGAAGATCTACAGATGTTAATTAACGTTTATGGTCAGACTCATCAAAAAGCAACGGTTCTTGACTTTTACCACCATATTGCTGCAGCGATTGACGATGCCGTTTACGAAGGATGGATCACGGGTAAAAATCCAAACCATAAAATTAAAATAACTTCGATGGTTCAGCCCGACAATAAAGGGCCTAAATACTTAGAAATGGACGAAGTAAGGAAACTAGAAAAGGTCTTCAAAAAAGATCAGATCGGTTGGGGTGACTTCTTTGACTTTAGCCTACGAACTGGTACCCGCTTTGCAGAAGCACTTGGCATTACACCTAAAGATGTTGATATGGATAATATGACTATTTATATCAATAAGACTTTCAACTACAAGTCCAAAAAATATGGCAGTGATGAGTATGGCAAATTTATGCCAACGAAAAATAAGTATTCGGTTAGGATGATCAAAATTGATTACAAGACTTTGATGGATCTACAAAAACATATGGAAGGGCTAGAACCGGATGAACCAATATGGCCGACTTGGTATGCGTCAATTAGCAAGCCATCTCCTGTTTACGGTGAACCTCGAATTTTTAATAGTACGTTTAATACTAAGCTAGAAAGAATGTGTTGGGAAGCAGGGGTTCATCGGGTTACAGTTCATGGCTTGCGTCATACTCATGCATCGATATTAATTGCTAATCGTGTGTCTATTCAATCAGTAGCTAAGCGCCTTGGACATGGTGATACTGAAACAACGCAACGAGTATATATTCATCTTCTTGATGAACTAGCCCAAGAGGATGACAACAAGATCATGAGTGTGATGGCCGGAATTTGAGGTGGGATAATGCAATTTGATACTAAAACCGTTAATAAACTGCTAGGAATTGATGAGTCATACAAGGCTCCGGAAAAGATGTTGCAGCTAATACTTGACGATCAAAAACGTCCGGAAGTTTTTAAGAAGTTCCTAGCCGTTTCAGCGGACCTAAAGTTTGACTGGTTTCATGAATACTTTGAAGACGAACAGGCCGAACGTAAGAGCAAGAAGCAGGATTTTACTCCTGATAGCATTGCGACTTTACTTAATAGCTTAGTTGATAGTGATAAATCCAATAGTCACTATTTCGAGGTAGCGGCTGGTACTGGTGGAATTTTAATCAAGCGCTGGTGGGATGACTGTATAAACGATCGGGTTGGTAATCCACTACATGCTGATCCTAACTTGAAATTTTTGTCTATCTTCACTTATGACCCTAGAGCTTATTGGTACCAGGTAGAAGAAATGTCAGATAGAGCAATTCCTTTCTTGTTATTCAATATGGCAATTAGGGGGATGAATGGAGTAGCAATCCAATGTGATTCTTTAAGCAGGAAGGCAAAGGACGTTTACTTTATTTGCAATGACACAAATGACTTTTTAGCATTTAGTGAAGTTATCAAAATGCCTCACAATGCTGAACTTAAAGAACTTTATAACATTTCCGAATGGGTTGATGGTTTTGCAATATAGCGATCTTTACAGAGGAAAACATATAACTCAAGAAGAGTTTGAAAGACGTGCATTTAAAATACTTGGTCCTGAATATGAGGTTGGTGAGTATAAAGGAGCTTCGGTAAAAACAGAAGTTAAACATCTTGCTTGCGGCAATATATATATGCAACGACCTTACAGAATTTATGAAGGTGATGGTTGCCCTTATTGTGCTCGTAAACGGAATATAAACTCACTTCGAGAACGTGGATTTAAAATCGCTAAAAATAAGCTTTCCCCAAACTTCATAATTGTTTCCACATATCAAAACGCAAATAAACCACTTAAGATTAAAAGTTTGAATTGTGGACACGAATTTTGGATAGGGAGATTGGCGCGTTTTGAGAAAAATATGCATTGTCGGGTTTGCGACAATACACTTAGGAGAAAAAAACCTAGAGTCCATACAAATGTTGGTGACTTGTTAAGATCAACCCGCCTGAAAAAAGGATGGACTGCTAAACATTTATCAGTTGTATCAGGAATTAGTACTGTAGAAATTTCACAGATTGAAAACGGAAGAATAATAGCAACTGATTATGAACGTGACAGGCTTATGTATTATTTGAAGGGATGGTGAGTATCTAATGAAAATTGAAGCAGTTATGATAATGACGCCCAAGCTCCGTAAAGATCTTCATGCAGCTTTCCTTAAACGTAGCAGAATTAAGCCAATTAAGCGCACTCGTAAGCGCCAGATTGCTAAGGCAAAGCACATGATGGCTTGGCACGATCATACGAGTTATGAATGGTCACAATGGTGGCACAAAACGGCTAGAAAGCCTAAGAGGTGGATGAAATGAATAAGCATGGCGAAACCATTGTTCTAAAAGTTAATAAAGATAAATGCTTAGCTGGCTTTTATGCTCTGGGCTTTGATCCTAAAGAAATTATGGGAGTTCTATATCAAGCGATTACCGTGTTATGTAAGGAACAGGGAGTAGATCCGGCAGTTCAATTAATGCAGTTTATGATGGCAGCAGAGGAGGGAAAGAGTAATAGAACTAACTGAAAAGCAAAAGAATTGCCCGTACTGTCATGAAAAAGGTGGAAATCATTATGTAAAGCCAATTGAAGACGTACCAGGGCATTCTATGGGCTTGATACTAAGAGAAGATGGTTGGCACTTATGGACAAATGAAGAGAATGCTTTTGAAACCATCTTTCCAGTTAAGCGTTGTCCTGAATGTGGGCGGTCACTAAATGAGGAGGAAGAATAATGCTACACAAATACAGAAAGACAGCCTTAATTGAAGCTGAACAGTTCGATGGCACGCAGACGATGATGGTGAAGTATGGCATCTTTGCTCACCCAGAAGCTCACTATTTTATGGATAAGCCTCTCTATACTCTAAAGACTAAAGAGGGTGACATGCAGGTAAAACCATATGATTATATCGCTACTGGCGTTGATGGTGAACACTGGGCTATTGATAAGAACATATTCGAGCGAACTTACAAGAGGGTGGATTGATGCTAACGACACAAGCAAGATTAGCAATGCGAAATAATCAACCTGTTAGGCTAGTCGGTGACCTGTACCACATTATCAATATTAAGCGAGTGAACGGGACTAGTCGCATGATTGCAACTATTAAGAAAATAGGATTGGCTGAAGGAAAGTACGAGCCCATTGATGTTGATATTGAATATCTAGAACGAGCCTAAGGAGAGAATGTGCTAATGGCGAAATCAAAAAGCAAAAGTAAAAACCGTCGGCGCAAGAAGCGTCAACGGCGAGAAAAAAACAAATTAAAGCGGGAGGAAAAAGATGGGAAGAGTAATACGTAATTTTGCAGGATATACAGTAATTGGATTTATCGGGCTTATAGTTGCTGGCATTGCATTGTTAGGTCTAGGTGGAGTGCTATATATGGTATTTAGCATTTGGTATGCTGTCTTTTCTTTCTTTGGATAGCATTTAAAAGCGTTAAATTGCGTGCAATTGCATTAAAAAAGACGCTCTACTGTGAGAGCGCCCCTTCGATATAAAAAATAGCAAATCTATTATATCACAAGGGGAGTAGACACAGTGAACAGCGTATTTGAAAAGTATGACCGTAAAAAATCATGTGACAAAGCCCAAGCGTGGCTAGAAGAATATTGGTACTGGAGGGACGAAGCACAGAAAAAGAGAATCACCTTAGGATCACCTAGTTTTGACGGACAACCTAAGGCAAGGACATATGATCCGGATAGAAGAATTATTGATTGGACGAATGCACAGAATGAATGGAAACGTCGTGAGCTTGTGATTAAGTATATTGCTTCTAAAGGGGACGATCATGAGCTATATGCACTTATACTTGATAATCGTTTTGTTCATCACCATCGTTCAGTAACACAAGTAAGGATGGACTTAAACATCGCTGAAAGGACATTCAATCGAATGCAAGAAAAAGCATTGTGGGAAGCAGCAAGGATAATTCCGGCTGATGTTCTCGTCGAAAAGTAAAGTGGCGGTGATTTGGCGGTAAAATGGCGGTACTTTGGCGTAATTTTCAAGAAAAACAGCCTTATTATGATATTGTCGAATGATTACGAAAACGACTTTACTTTTCAAATAACGTGCCCGAGCAAGCCTTTAACTGCTCTACGTATTTTCAAGACTCATTACTATACTCACAATAGGGATCTCTTGTTAAGCGTAGGAAAGTGTGGAATCCGGTAACCAAGCCGACGCGATGGTGGCAGATGACCATAATCCACATTGAGACTATCATTAACTAACTTCAAAATAATTTACGGTAACGATTAAATTTGGTTTGTGCGTTTTGGAAGATCCTCTTTAGATCATTAAATTTACATGCTACTCTGATAGTCTCGTAGCAACCGTGCTGTAATCAGCAGAAGAGTACGTAATTTAACTCAACGGCTAAAGGATTACCATATGAATGGACAGCAGTACCGTTACAGGAGTAGGCGGAAAACTACGACCGGGTGCGGTGATTGTGTGGTCCTGATTATGCGGATATGCAAACTAGATGCCAAGTATCCTGGAGTGGTCCAATATTTGTGGGGGCAGTTCCCGATATTCGCAATTGCGGTGCTTACGAGTCGCACTGCTTGCTGAGATCCATGGTGGGCACACAACCGGCCTTGTGTGGCAAAAGCGTGGTTCGAATCCACCTCTCAGCTTTATCACGGCAAATTTAACTATGATAGGAGATGAAAGCTCCTCTTTCGTAATTGCATAGTACTTTTTTGTCAAAGCCGTGATGTAATACAGAGATGCAAAGAGTAACAAAATTCAAAAACGATTAGTGGATGCAAGCATTTCTGTATTATGCTGATGTCGCTTAATGGTAAAGCGCCACAGTTGTTTCCGTTTCAACGTGGAGAAGGCGGTTCGATTCCGTCCGTCAGCATTGTCCGCAATGACGTTAAACTACACCTAGTATTATTTCACCGAAGAGGGCAATTAGCTCTCTTTTTTGATAAAATAACAATGAAATAATATTAGGTTGGTGAAACACGGATGGATACAATTAATGCTGTAAAAGATTCATTTAAGAAGGCTGAAGAAATAATCGAAGATGATGCAACAGATATTACCTTATTTCTACTTTGGAAGAAGAATAGTAAAAGTGATATGCAGTTTAGTAAAGCTGAAATAGGGAATGAAGAGAAAGAATCATTTATAAAAAGATTTAAAGAAGATTATTCTTCAAGCGATGAATATTCTCCTTATAGTGTAATAATGGAAAAAACTGATAGAAAAATTTATATAAATAAGGATTTCTTTCCTTTGATGAATAGCTATATTTCAGCGTTAAATTTAGATGTTCCAGATAGTGATAAAAAATATAATGGTGATTTGGACGGAGTTGTAGATCATTTAGATTATGTAAAAGGATATTGTGCAGATTTTGTTAACACAGATACCAAAAAACATGTCTATTTATTTGGAGGAGTAGCTGGTTTTAATTCTATGCAGAAGAAAAAAGCTTTGGGGATGATTGGTAATGTAACTGTTTCAGGAATAACAAAGTTAAGTGATAATAATAAAATTTTAGGATTCAGGCCACACACGATTTGTTATATATACGAAGATACCTGCGTTATTCAATCTAAACAAGGATTTGAAAATTTATTTGGACTTATTGAAGAATATAAAAAATCAGCTTTAGAAGTAGTAAAAACCATGGAAGAGGATTCTGATTTTTTCCAAGGCTTTTCACAAATGAAAAATGATTTAGAAAAGAAACCAATTTATTACAGAAGTTTAGTTAAATTTTCAAAATACCCCGAAAGACTACAAAAATTATCAGATCATCTCTCTGACATCGAAGATGTCGTTAAAGAAAATGGTAATTTTTCGAACGATTATGACAAAGTTGTATTAAATGATAAAGGAATAGTATATAGTACAGATGCATTAGAACAGATATTGTCCTTATTAAATGAAAAACCTGTTAGCTCACTAATTACAGGAGAAGAATTTCTAGCAGATAGAGACGAATAATGAGAGTCGATGATTAAATGATTAAGATTATATTGTTTCTGATTTCTTATATACCTCTATACTTTGTTTTATTTTGTAATAACTTGCTTAATTATTATAGTAAGACAAATAAAAAATTAAATATTCAGAATAGAATTTTAAATTCTATTGGAGTTTTTGAACAAAAAGATACTTTTGTCTTTTATCTAATTATTGGTTTAATAGTAGTACCTATTGTGTTGTTTTTTATTTTTCTTTTTTATAAAGTAAAAACCGGGAAAAGTTCTCCAGTATATCCAGAAAACTATAAGAAAACAGGTGATACAATAATTAACTATTTAATTACTTATATTATTCCTTTCTTTAGCATGGATATTACTACTCCCTCTGTATATTTTTGGGGTAATATTATTTTAATATTTGTTGTAATGGTACTTTTTATAAGGCTGGATGCTGTTTATCTAAATCCCCCCTTAATATTATTAGGTTTCTATATTTTTACAGATGAAGATGAAAATAAGTACTATTTAACAAGAAATAGTTTGACAAAACTAAAAATGGCAAAAAAAGCGAAAGATTATTTAGAAATTATACGTATAACAAGTAATTTTTACTACATTAAAAAATATAAGATTTGATAGTCAGCCTAGCGCTGGCTTTTTGTTTGGAGGATTAAAATGTTTCAGACTAAACGGTTTGGCTTGGTAGCATCTAAGCAGGAATATCAAATGCTATGTAGAGCCGAACGACACATGAATAAAATACAAAAGAAAAAGCCGACAGGTCAACGCTTGCCGGCTAAATTTATATTCAAAAAGATTTGATTTTCTATTGTTTTTATATGTTAATAAGGTATAATGGATAGATGTAGATGAGGTAAGGAGTCGCGACCTTATCAATATTCTACAGCGATCCGGCGACAGCCTTTCTATCCGGATGGAGGCGAGTTCAATGGATGAAAGAGTTTATCTGGAAACATGAGGATGCAGTTATCGTTAATGCTCTCGTAGCAATATCAGTTGCAAGTATCAACTTTGCAATTGCATATGCGATAATAAAAAAAGCTAATCGCAAATAGCGGTTAGCCAGCAAACTCGTTTTTCCGGATCGCAAAGGGACGAGAGGTAGCAGCTCTTGTCCTTTTGCATATACAGTATACCATATTAATGTTAGAAGGTCGATGTTATGGTTAGTGAAGCACAACAAAGAGCCAAGAAAAAGTGGGACGATAAGAATAAGGACAAGAACCGGATATATCGTTACCGTTCATATGCTCGTAAGTTTATCCGTGATTTGGCTACTGACGACGACTTGAAAGAATTAGACGAATTAATACATAAAAGATTAAATGATTAAGGCGATAGCTAAATGGCTACCGTCTTTTATTTTGCGCAAGTTTGGTATTCCGGCGGGTCAAACCTTAATGTCAGTATGGGCAGCCGTTCCGGTTCGATTCCGGGATTGCGCATAGGAAATAAATGAAAGGTGGTGTGGTGATATGCCATGAAATTAACAGCAAAACAACGATTATTTGCTGATGAGTACATAAAGAGCGGTAACGCTACACAATCCTACATTAAAGCTGGTTATAGTGTTAAATCTGAAAAAGTGGCTGGCGTCAATGCAACTAGAATGCTAGGAAATGCTAGGGTTAAAGCCTATATTGACACTAAAATGGCTGAAATTGAGTCACATAAGATTGCAGACGCCAAAGAAGTGCTTCAATTCTATACACGAGTATTACGTGAGGAAGAAACCGAAGAAGTAGCACTATCCACTAGTGATGATGTTGTGACTATTGAAAAGAAACCTAGCTTAAAGGATCGGCTTAATGCTGCTAAGGAGCTTATGAAGCGTTACCCACTCAACGATCCTGTTGTTAAAGCACAACTCGACCGCATAAAGGCAACAACCAAGAACATCAACTTACGCAATAAAAATCTTGAAGATGGTGGTCAGGATGTGGCTGATGCCGTTGATGGCTTGCTAGGCTTATTAAAGAAGGGAGTAGATCAGAACGGTAAAGATAAACGTGGATAACCTGCTGACGGCTAAGCAGCAGTGGGTATTGCGTGCTTATATGCACGGTGATTGGAAGTATCTAATTAACTACGGAGCTGTTCGATCCGGTAAGACATTTATTGACAATATTCTCTTCTTAATGGAGCTTCAACGAGTATCACGTCAAGCCAAAGAGGAAGGCAACCGGAAACCCATGTACATTCTGGCAGGCTATTCCTCCAACTCAATTCAAAACAACGTACTTAGCGAATTGACGAACGTCTTTGGATTGGACATTCACTATGACCGACATGGGCACTTCAACCTATTTGGTGTCGAGGTGGTACCTGCTTACACGGGTAATGTTCGTGGCGCTAGTGCTATTCGTGGTATGTCTAGCTATGGTTCGTATATCAACGAAGCATCGCTTGCCACGCAGGAAGCCTTTCAAGAAATCATTCAGCGTTGCTCCAAACCAGGAGCACGAATTATCTGCGACACAAATCCTGATAGCCCACAGCATTACTTGAAGAAGGATTACATCGACAACAAGGACCCCAAAGCAAGAATCAAGACGTTCCACTTTGTTTTGGACGATAATACATTTTTACCCAAGGATTATGTCGATTCGCTAAAGGCTGCCACACCTTCGGGGATGTATTACGATCGCTCAATCTTGGGCCTCTGGGTTACGGGTGAAGGTGCTGTCTATAAGGACTTCGACGAACGTACCATGACTGTTAAGCGTGAGGATTTGCCAGACAGCCTGACTTATACGGCTGGTGTTGACTGGGGTTACGATCACCCAACAGCGATTGAAATTATTGGCCATGATGATAAAGGTAATTATTACCTCGTTGATGAAGCCTACGGGCAATTTGAACAGGTTGATCCGCATTGGATTGCTGTTGCTCAAAAGTTCCGTAAGAAGTATGGGTTGAAAATGCCATTCTATGCAGATACAGCAAGAACGGAACATATAGCTAACTTCAAGGAACATCACATAAATGCCAAGTATGGCTATAAGAATGTCCTAGATGGTATTGAGCGAGTAGCTAAGATAATTAAGCAGCATAAGTTCTATGTTGTGGAAGGCGCGGCACCTAATTTCATTAATGAAATATATCAATATGTTTGGGATGAGAAGACTGGTGCTCCAGTTAAAGAACATGATCACGCACAAGACGCAGTTCGATATTGCATTGCCACACCGTTGTATCTCGAAGAACAAAAGAAGAAATATCCAAAGACATCACGGAAGAAGATTCTTGCTGGTATGAAGCGCTTTGGAATTTAGGAGGTGTTTTAACATGGTATTAGATAACCCTATATTGTATAATCAGTCTATTCTTAACGGTAGTCGTTGGTCAAAGAACGTTAATCAGCCATATATTATGCCAGCTGATGTATTTAATAATGCGTTTAAGAATGGAAGCATTGAAGAAATAGCTCAGATTGTTAAAAAGTTTGTTGAACGCCATTCATCGATAGATGCCCCTAGAATTGCGAAACTGCAACGATATTATCTAGGGGATAATGACATTCATTATTGGCATAACGATAAGAAAGCCAAAGGTAGATCTGACAATAGAATTGCTTCGGGGTTTGCTAAATTTATAACCAACATGCGAGTTGGTTATATGCTCGGTAAGCCCATTCAGTTCAAGTACAATTCTGATAATGAAGATGAAAACGTTAAGGAAGACTTAGATAGCTTTAATAAAGATAATGATGAAGAGTACCACGAAAAAGTAATGAAGACTAATCTGTCAACAACGGGACGAGCGTACGAATTACTTTATGCTGGCGAATCAACAAAAGATGCTGATGGAAATTATCTAACTCCAGATGTAAAGATGAGGGCGATTGATCCAGCAACTGCATTTGTTGTGTATGATACGACAATTGATCAGCATTCCTTGTTTGGCGTCCGCTATTACATGGTTGATTATGATAATAAGCAAACTTATTATGTCGATGTTTACACAGCTAATATGACCTATCATTTGAAGACAACAGATCTTTCTGTAAATGGTAATTATTCATTATTGAGTAAAGAATCAACCAGCTTTGGTGCAGTTCCCCTTACTGAATTTATTAATAACGAAAATAAAACTGGCGATTGGGAGAGTAAGTTAGATGAAATTGATGCTTATGATCTAGCAATGTCTGAAATGGCTAATAGCGAGGGGGATTTTGCTAACGCTAAGCTCTTCTTGTCAGGCGATATCGATTTCAGCGATGATAAAGTGCCGCTAAAGAAAGCTGATGGCTCGAATTTTTTAGATGATGATGGGAATCCTGTAATGGTTCCTAAGGTTGATACCAAAGATCCGTATCTCATGGTTAAGCCGTCTGTCATTCCTAACCCAAGCGGAAGCCCAACTGTTATTGAAAGCAAGGCTGAATATCTTACTAAACAACTTAACGAGCAGGGGTGGCAAACATATATTAATCAGCTAATTACCGATATTCATAAAGACACCAACACTCCTAACACGACTGATGAAGCGTTTAGTGGTCAATCATCAGGGGTTGCGTTGATGTATAAACTGTTTGGTGAAGATCAAGAACGGTCAATGCAAGAAAGCCTTTATACTCGTGGAATCATGCGTCGTTTACGGTTACTTGGCAATTTCTGGAAACACAATCGTGAAATTAATGATTCAAGTATCATGAGCAACTATAAACCGCATTACACTCCTAATTTGCCAAAGAACAATGTTGAATTGGTTGATATGATTGTCAAAATCTGGGATATGGGATTGATTAGTAAGGAAACTTGCTTGGAAATGCTATCTCAAATAACTGGAAAGAGTGCTCAAGCTGAAATGAAGCGAATTAAAAAGCAACAGCAAGAGGAAGAACCTGGGGGATTTGACGATGCACCATTAAGAGGAGTTAACCAAGCAGACCTAGAAGCTGCTAAGCAACAAGCTAAAAAGAATATTGGGCAAACAACGAAGCCTGAGTTAATTTCTAAGCTTAGAAATCTTAGCGGGAGTAATGAATAATGCTAAGTAAAAAACAAATGCGTCAAATTATCAAAAAGGTTTATGGGCCTAACGATAAATATGGAAAGCAAATAGAAAGATTATACAAACGTGCTAATCGTCAAATAAAGGGCGAAATTAGCACGTTTATTCGTTCTAGGGTAAATTGGGCGGGTATTCCATCAAAAGATGATCTAGAGGATGTGAGAGAGGAATTAGAACAGCTTAGCACTAATTCCTCCATCTTACCTTTGGTAGCTGTATATTTAACATCTTTAACAAAAGGACACCCTAAGGTTAGCGATGTAGAAACTGCAAGAATAGCGATTCCTTTATTAAATGTCGCAAAGGTTCAGCATCGACAAATGCAGCAGATAAAAGGAGATGTGCCATACCATGTAGCCCAAGCTTCAATCAACCAACATCAAATAACCCCACATTTGCACAGGTTACCGAATAACTACAATACGATGCTGCAAAAACAAGTATCGAGTAGTGTCCGCCAACGTGACCAAGTAACAAATAATATCAATCGTGATATTAAACAAACAATTGATAAGGTACGTAACGTTGTGCAAGAAGCAACACATAGCCCAAAAGATAATCTTAACTGGGCTAAACAGATTGATAGGGTATTAACTGGTGATCATGTTAGTGGCGGAGCAAGCTCAAGAGCTAAGATGATTATTCGCACTCAATCATGTAAAGAGTTGAATAAAGACACTGTTGCTGATTTTAAGACAAGGAAAGTTAAGAAGTACCGTTTTTTGTCACTTGAAGGACCAACAACATGTAAAGAGTGTTCCAGTATGGACGGCAATGTTTATGATGTTGATGATGCAGAAGAGGGAGTTAACCTTCCACCTATGCACCCCAATTGTCAGTGTTGGATACAGGAGTTTGAAGATGAAGAATAAAATTTATGAAGTTACGTATTGGGACGGCCCAAGCCCAAAGAATATTTCAAAGGGATTTTGGCATAAGTTAAAGCTAAAGATCACAAATGAAGCATTAAACACTCTCTGCGAAGGAGCACCGTTTATTTCAACAATGGGCTTAGACAACAAAGAAATAATTTTGATGTCGTCCAATATCACAAGGATTAAAGAAATTTAGCAACTATTCGGTAATGCCGGACAGCTGCTTTTATTTTGGACTTTTTTCGGTGCAGTCGATAAAGAACACTGATTCGTCGCCGGACGTTAAACGAGACTCGCTGACGAGCGTTACACGTAAAGGAGAATTTGAAAATGGCAGAAGAACCTACTAACACAACCGAAACTCAAGCAAAAGAACAACCGAAAGAACAGCCAGAAAAAGAAGCTCAAAAGACTTTTACACGAGAAGAATTGGGGCAGATTGTTTCAGCTCAAATTGCTAAAGAGCGAAAGCGGTGGGAAGAAGAACATCAATCAGATATTGAAAAGGCAAAAGAAGATGGCAAAGCCGAAGCCAGTATGACTGCTAAGCAATTAGCAGAAAAGCAAGCTAAGGATCAAGCTAATAAGCTCAATCAACGAGAAGATGCTTTGAATAAGCGTCAGCAGGAGCTAGATCGCCGAGACCATATTGCTCATACCAAAGATTTATTGACTGAACAGGACTTGCCAACTGATAGTGCTGAGATGCTCTTAGGAGAAACTGAAGATGATACCAAAGCAAATATTCAGCGTTTCAAGGAATTAGTTAACCAAGGGGTTCGTAATGAACTTCATAAATCATCGGCAGAAAAGTCTCCACAACTTGGATCTCCTGCTAACAACAATTCAGCTCCGAAAAAAGATATGGCAGAAATGACATATGACGAAATGAAAGCTTATTTAGAAAGTCACAATTAAGAAAGGAAGTTGTAAATAATGGCAAATCCATCCGCAACTAATTACACACACTTTGCAGACATGCTTGATCCACAAGTATTAGAACCAATGATCGCTGCTCAATTGGCAAAATTAAATGTATTTTCATCAATTGCACCCGTTGATACAACTCTTGAAGGCCAACCAGGTGATACCATTACTATTCCACGTTATGAATTCACTGGAACTGCTCGTGAATATGGTGAAGGAGAACAGATTAACTTCGATTCACTCAAGTACACTAGCCAACAGGTAAAGATTAAGAAGATTGTTTCTGCATCTTCAATCTCTGATGAAGCAGCATTCATTCCATATGGTGATCCTCGAACTGAACAAGCACGGCAACAATCAATGGCACTAGCTACTTATGTTGATGATGATATTCTTAACACCGCCAAGGGTGCGCCATTACAAGTAACTGATCAAACACCTGATAAGGTTGATTTAATCGATAGCCTAGAAGATAAATTTGCTAATGCTACTAACGCTATTGAAGGAGCAACGTACCCTCAACAAGGGGTTCTTTATGTTTCATATAAAGATGCTGCAGCATTACGAAAAGCTGCTGGTGACAATTGGACTCGTGCATCTGATTTAGGGGACGATATTCTGGTTAACGGTGCATTTGGTGAGTTACTTGGTTGGGAAATCATTCGAACGGCTAAGTTAACTAAGGGCCATGCTCTTGCGGTAAAGCCTGGAGCAATGAAGACTTACCTTAAGCGCTCACCACAATTTTATGCTTGGTACGATGGTGACCATCAAATTAACAAGATGTCTACTACCGAGTACTTAGCAACTGCGATCTATAACGATGCATTGCTTGCAACTATTGGCTTTGCTGGAAGTTCTTCAACGCCGGCACCGACACCTAAGGCATAAGGGAATGTAAGAAATGGAACAAGCAGATAGCATTAATGAAATTCTCAAGACAGTAAAAATTGATAAGGGCATTGATGATAATTCGCTTGATTCTGTCCTTACCAACTATATTAAACAAGCAAGTGATATGGTTTGCCTATACGTTAATGAAACAGATTTGCCAACGCAACTTGAAACGATTGTAGCTCGTATGACAGAGGCACATTATATTCAGACAATGAATGATGCCGATGGAGCTAAATCATATTCAGAAGAGGGTGCTAGTTGGTCATTTAATGATAACGAAATACAACCATATATGGCTTTGCTTGATAAATATTTAGACAACCGTGACAATCGGGGTTCAAAAGGTCGTGTGTGGTCATGGTAGTTAAACGAATTAGGCCAATTGTTCTTGTTACGATAAAAAAAGTGCACGGAAAGTTGGATAACAAAGAAACTCCTTCTTTCCAAACTGTTAATGCTCATGTAACTGAGGTCAACGGTGCGCAACTTCAGAATAATCTATTCGGCAAAACGTATAACATGACTTGGATTGCACGTATTCGTGGTAACGTTGAAGCCAAATATGTGTTCTTCCCTAAGGGAAACATTGCCAACGATAAAGTAAGTCGTAAGGAATACTTAGATGTTATTCAAGTACGCAAGCATGCAACAAGAACTGATATTTATTTTGCAAATGATCGTGAGGTGAATTCTAATGGCTTGGAACAATGAACATATTCCTAAAATTATTTATGAATATGATGATGAAAGTATGCTGAATTCCGCAAATAAACTTGCTGAATTCTTAGACGCTAATGACTTTGGAAACGCTGGAAATGATATTCGTGCAATGGCTTCTAATGCTGATGAAGCAATCGAACACGCTACAAATAAGACTGTTAACGAAACCTTAAAAGAAGTAACTGATCTTATGAAAGAACGTCAATATCATTCTAAAAGTGGTTATGTCGGTCATGGAAATATGGTTAAAAACACTAAGGATCATCAAGAGGGTCATAAACATGAAATATATTCTGATGCGTTAGCAAAAGATGGATATAACTATTCCCAAGCTTTTGAATTCGGTCTGCTTGCTCGTAAATATCCAGCTCATCACCCGTTTGAAGATACTTATAATCACACACGAGGCTTGTTTGAAAAGAACATTGATGAAGTGTTAGAAAGGAGAATTAGTTAATGACTGATCCTCCAATTATTAGGCTCTATGAAACATTAGTTGATACAGCTAATAGCTTAGGGCTAAATGTGTATTCTCAAGCTCAAGATATTGAAAATTTACCAGCGTGTCGTATCTCATTGCTAAGCGGTGACAACGTAAATCAATTAAAGAATGTAAGACAGTATTCTTATCCATTCCAGTTCGATGTTGTCACTGATAAAGATGAATTAACTTTGGGATTAACATATGCATATCAATTAATGAAAATGCTTGGTCAAGTTGAAGTCGCAGGCTGTGCAATATCGTTTGCAGACAACGGAACACCTAGTTTAACTTCAACTGTTGACACTTCAACAAATAGAACCCTAAATCGACAAATTATTAGAACAACATATCAGATTATTGAAAGTGCAGTACTTTAACTGCGCTTTTTAGATAGGAGGAATTTACATGGTAGCAGTACCAGCAACGAAGATGGCAGAAGGAGTACAGGCCGATAAGGTAATGTACTACTACAAGCTAATTTCAGTAGAACCAGTAGCGAACAAGTGCCACATTTTAGGATTTGAAGGTGCTACGTCAGGAACAAATACTAAGACGGTTCAAACTACTCAAGGAAAAGGTCAAGCATTAAAGCAAAATGGTTCATCTAACCAGCAGCGTGTTGTTAATGTTATTCTCACTAAAGATGATGGAGCAGTTACAGATGTTGCACGAGACCTTTATTATGCTTGGGATAATAACCTACAAGTTGGAATTTGGCGTGTCGATTGGAATACATTACGCAAGGTAGATGGCAAGCTAGTTGTTAATGCCGAATTCTCTGTATGTATTATTTCAACGTTGCCAGAAACAGAACCAGTTGGTGGGACAGTTTCACAAAACGTCACATTTGAAGTACAAGGTCGTGCTCGCCGATATGATGATGAAGGTAATCCATTCACTATGACTGAAGAAGATTTCGATGAAGGTATGTTCAATGCAATTATGAAGTTCTACAACTTTACTCACCCTGTTGAAGTTGGTACTGATGGTAATGGTGGTATTACAAATAACGCCAAGGACGATTCTCACGCAGGTGATCCATCAGGAACTAAACCATTAGGTGAGAGTAAAGATAATGCAGCGAGTAATGTCTAACCCTGGCACACCAGCTCAGTCACCGGCAAGCGTTACTACAACACAGCCTACTAGTTCCGCTACTTCACAAGCAGACCCAGCAAACAGTCAACAAGTTTGATGAATTAAAGTCGCCAGAGAAATAAACAATACGTAAGGGCGGCTATTTTAGGAGGAAAATAATTATGATGTTAGAAATTGATGGTAAATCATATGAAACTAAGTTCAACTATGGTTTTGCCAAGCGACTAATGAAAGATTATGGCACTGAAAACGTAGACGGCTTCAGTCATCTGATTAATCAAATTATTGATAGTGACCCAATGGCGCTTGTTAATGGTTACCGTTATTCGTTAGATACAAAATCATTACCTAGTGATGAAAAAGTAGCTGATGCACTGGAAGCCGCAGGTGTCTTTGATAAGGGTGAGGAAGCTTTTTCTGAATTGTTTAAGGCGGTCAAGAGCGCTGGTTTTTTAACTCTTCAACTGAATCTTTATGTAAGCTCAAAAGAGAACGTAGTCGAAGACGCCAAGAAAGTATTAGCGAACTTGTCAAACGAAGAAGACAAGCAAGGAGCAGAAATCGACCTAGCAGCAGCCGAAACCTCGTTAGCTCGAATCAAGAAAGCTATCAAGAAGCTCAGCAAATAATTGATAAGTGGAATGAGTTAATGCTAAACCGGTTAAAGCAAGCAAATATTTTGTTTGGGCGTTTCATGCCAACCGATTTAGAAGCGCTCACCCCAAAAGAATATGAAAATATGGCTATTGGTGCCCAACAGCGAATACTCAATCAAAGTAAGCGTGATTATGCAATGAGTAAAGCAACGGTGCCAGTAGCCTTTATTGATACTAACGATAATGATAAGCAAATTGTTGATGATATTAATAAGCGACAAGAGATCCTTGATAACATCGACAATCCTGTTTATCAACGAAAGAAGCTTCTTGAAAGTAAACGAAACGAACGTGCTGCATCAGTGTTTGACAAGTTCTTAAAGAAAGGGGAGTAGCTCATGTCAGAAGTTATCGTTCATAAGAAGATCGTTGTTAGTGCCGAAGACAAAGTTACTTCCGTTGTTGAACAGACTAATCAAGCACTTGGCAATCTCGAACAACGTTTGGCAGGCTTAGGGTTGAAAGTCCGCAATTCAACTGTTGAAGCTGGAGATGCTTTTCAAAAGCTAAAAGCAGATATTAATGATGTTCCAAATGAAAAGAACATTAAAGCAAATGCTGATACCGATCAAGCTCAAGATAAAGTTAAACAGTTCAGTAATGCTGTTGATCAACTAAAAAAGGATCAGCCGGTTATCAAGCCTAAGACTGATACAGATGAACCAACTAGGAAACTTGGATTATTCCGAAAAGCAATTGATGGAACCCGAGAAGCTGGCGGACGATTACGTGATTTTGTTGCTGGGGGATTAATAACTAATGCTATTACAGGTATTAGTTCAAGTCTTGAAGTGTGGGCAAAACAAGGTTTCAACGCTGCAAAAGCTGGTGCAGAAGTAGCAGAGCGTTGGAAAAACCTAGGAATGACCCAAGCTGAAGTAAAAGAAACTGGTGCAGCGGTTAAAGAGTTAAAAGAAAATTCTGATATGTCTGGCGCAGCAGTTGGTAACTTGGTTACTCGTTTCTATGGAATGACTAATAGCGTTGAACAGGCAACAACATTAGCTAAAGGTGTCGGTTCTATTGCTGATGAATTAAAACTGTCACAGCCGGCTGCCGATGCATTTGCTAACGGTTTAACTCGTATTGAATCATCTGGAAAAGTTACAACCCAATCATTGGGACGGCTTGAACGTGCTGCGCCTGGTATTACATCTGCGCTTCAAAAAGCTAGTGGAATGAGTAAACAAGCTTTTGATGATTTACTATCTTCCGGAAAAATGACTAGTGATCAGTTTAACGATATTCTGGTGGCAGCTTCTAAGAATTGGGATGAAACATCAAAAGAATGGTCAAAGAGTCCAGATAATGCGTTACACCATATTCAAGTCTCGTGGGATGATACAAAGAAAGCCTTGATGGCACCACTTGTTAGTGTTGCTGGGTCTGGATTAGGTGCATTGAGTGATTCCTTAGATAAACTCCAACCGTTGTTTACTAGAGCGGGTCAAGGATTAGCTGATTTAGCAACTAAACTTGCTAAATGGTTAACGCCACAGCATGCTACAGACTTAGCGAAAATTGTTGGGGATTTAGGCAAAATGGCGATGATAATGGGAAAGGGTGCTTGGAAAGCATTCTCTATTATCATTGAAGCAATTGCAAAGCCTTTTGAATTGATTGGCAATCATGGCGATAAGTCGGCCGATGCTTTTGATAAACTAGCTAATGCTTTGGATGCCATTAGCAAAAATAAGATGGCAATGCGTGTTCTTGAAGGGATAGGAATGGTCCTTGCAACTCAATTCGCCTATTCTAAATTATTTAAAATAGCTGATGGACTGGGGCTTGTTAATAAAGGACTTCTTAGTATCGGCAAACTAAAGTTTAGCGGTCACCTTTTGAAAGATCTATTCAATGGAATTAGTGGAGCAAGCCGCTTAAATGGTGTTTCTTCAGCAAAACAATGGCTTTCTGGCTTTACATCAAATCTTAAAGGATTGTCTCTTAAAAGTTTCTTCGTTGGTGCTCCTAAACAGGCTTCTGCTGCTGGTGATTTAGCTGGCGGTAATTTTATTACACGCTTTGCGGCTAAAACACGTGCTAGTCGATTTACTGAATTAGGACGTGGAATGGCCGGAAAATTAGGTGCCGGTATTAGTATTGGTCTGAGCGTTATTGATTTTGCTCGTGGCGTTACACCTTCATTTAAGGGCGATCGTTGGAACATGATCGGCAAAGGTGCTGGCGGCTTAATTGGCGCTGGTATTGGTGGCTTTTTTGGTGGCCCTGCTGGTGCTGCTATCGGTTCTTCAATCGGCCAAATTATTGGTGGCTGGATAGGCAAAGCAGCGCATAAAGGTTTCAATTTTATTCGTGATGTTTTTAAAGGCAAGATAACCTTTAAAGGCATGGAAGACGGATTTAAGAACACTTTAAGCAAAATCGGCAAATGGTCACAAGATACTTGGAAGAATATTAAAGCTTGGTGGAATGAAGACCCAACTAGCAGTAGTAAGTCGGGCTCATCACACAAATCAAAGCAACCGTCAGAAAAGGTTGTTAAGTCGTTAGGTGGAAATCATTATTCTAAACAAGATATCGCTAATGTTAAGGCGATGAACAAAGCGATCACTGATTACACTAGTTCGCTTAAAGCCTTAAAAGCGGCAATTAAGAAAAACGATCCAACTAAACAGCTTAACGGCATGAACGAGCGACTCAACAAATCAATCAAATCATGGGACAAGCTTGCTTCTCCAATTAAAAAGATTGGTAAATCATTTGATTCTTTCACTTCATTTAATAAAGCAATGAAGAAGAATGATGCTTTTTCTAAGCTGAACAAAGATTTACAAAATCTTGATAAAACTACTAAGCATAATAATCTTCCACAGTTCCTAAAGAAGCTATCAAACCAGCTCAAAAAAGATAATCTTATCAAGGAACTAGATAAGATGAACTCGTCACTTAATCGTGATGCTGGTTATTGGAAAAATCTTGCTAAGCCAATTAAGCAGGCTGCTGATTCGTTTAAGGTTATGCAAAAAGCTCTTAAAGATATGAGCGGTAAGCATAATCCAATTGATAAGTTAAATAGCAGCATTATCACTCTTACTAAGACAGTCCGTAAGTATCAGTTTGGTAAGCTATTAGCTCAACAAATGACCGTTGCGGATAAGTCAATGAGCGGTAAGCATAGTTTTGTTGGCAAATTCACATCAGTAACCAAAAAGATAATTAGTGACCTTCGAAGCTTTAAGAACAACTTCAATAAGAACTGGAAAAATGCTTGGACTAACTTAGATGTTTATCCATCAAGAGCACTAAACTCTGTTCGTTCAACGGTAAGCAGTCGGCTTAATAGCGTCGAAAGCCGAGAACGTGGTTTCGCGTCATCGTTCTTAAGCGGCTGGAGAAGATGGAATAGCAGCGTTGTTAGTGAAATGAGTAGTGCTTTCAATAAGCTTCCCGGAATCGCTCAACGTGCAATGTCTGGAATAATCAGTCGCTTAAATCGTGGTATTTCTGCTATCAATGGTGTTATTAGCAGCTTCGGTGGAGACAAGAAACTATCAGCAGTTCATTATGCTCGAGGAACATCAGCAAGTGGTGTATCTGGTCACCCTGGTGGTTTAGCAATGGTTAACGATGGCGATGGTCCGCATAAGCAAGAGCTTGTTTGGCAACCATCTAATGGCTGGCAAATCTTTAGTGGCTTAAATCGCCTTGTTCATCTTGAGGCTGGGGCGCAAGTCTTATCTGGTGAACGATCACATCACATCTTATCAGCGATGAAAGTACCTCACTATGCAGAAGGAACTTTATCAGAAGATGAACAGGACAAGCTTGCTGAACAATTCATTAGTAATCCAATTCAAGCTTCTAAGAATTTGGTCTTAAAAGTAACTGATTGGCGTTCTAAAGTTCCCGCAATTGCTGATCTAGGGAAAGCAACTGCAATTGGATTCTCACGTGGGATTGCTAACGTGTTGAAAGATCTGTTAGGAATTGTTAAAGAACCCAGAAACGGAGATTGGACGCCTGTAATTAAGTCTGCTGCTCACTTATTGCACTTCAATATTGCGGGGTGGCAAGTTGCAAAACTACTCCGTCAAATTCAAACCGAATCTGGTGGGCGAGAAGTTATTACTAACCATTGGGATAGTAATGCAAAAGCAGGCCACCCATCACAAGGATTGCTTCAATTTGTTCCTTCAACGTTCTATACATGGGCTGTTGGAAAATATCGTGATATTAACAAAGGGTTCGACCAAATTCTGGCTGCGATCAATGCTCTTAATCATGGCGGAGAAGGCGGTTGGGGCAATATCGGTAATGGTCACGGTTGGGCTAACGGTGGAAGACTTACATCATTAGACTTTGGCGCCGTCGCTGATAACCCAGAACATGATGAATTTGTTATTAATCCATATAACGGTAGTTCACTTGCATTGATGAATGAAGCATGGTCTACAATGTCTTCTCATCATCCAGAGTGGAGAATGCCAATTAATACTGGCTTTAATCAGCAAGTATTAGCGTTAATGCAAAGTGCTGTTGAAAAGCTTGACAGTATCGATATTCATCCAATTGTAGACGTTGCAACTGTAGCGAAAGCAAGCAATCAGTATAACGCCCAAAATCTGTCTATTATGAAAGGAGGACAATAGCTATTGATACAAGTATTTTCGATAAAAAAAGATAAGCCAAGAGCATATCCTTTTTTATCACCTTTGAATGTCGGATTTGAAATAGCTAGAAATTACCAATATTTTGACCCCATTGAATTTGCTATCAGCTCTGACGGCAAAAATTGGACGAGCAATTACGATGTAGTTAATCTGACTGGCGTCTATTGCTATCGTGCTCCAGATGTTCAGCCGGCTAATCCATCCGACACGATGAAAAAGATTGGCTTACAAGATGGTTCAAGTCTGATTTCGACGACTTATAACAGTCGAGAACTTAAATTTGAGTTAATCTACGATGGTGTAGACGAAACAGACGCTATGTTAGCTTGGGAGGCAGCACAGCGTTTTTTAGTTTCCCGTGACGCTTATTGGATCACTTTTTCAAATTGGCTCAATCGGATGTATTACGGTAAAGCTAAACTTGCGGCACCAACCTATTCAAATGAAAAATGTTGGACTTGCGAAGTTACCTTTACTGATTTCATTGGCTTAAGTCGCTCAATTGGCACTACACTGGATTATCCAGACCAAGTGTGGGGTGTTAATAGTAATCTTCCTGAAAATATAGATCTACAATATAAATTCACTACTAACGATTTTAGTGTTTATAATCTGTCTGATGTAGTGATTGACCCTGAATGGCGAGGACATCCTTTTAAACTTACATTGCAAGGCGAATCAAATGGTAATTTGAAGATTACTAATAAAGCAGGTGGATCAATTTACAAGAAGAGTGCTTTTAATGGCACTTTTGTTTTGGATGGGGTTAACCCAGAATGTAATGGTCAAGGTTGCTTACTAGATACCGACTGTGGATTGATTACGCTTGTTATGGGTAAGAATGACTTCCATATTGATAATTTCAGTGGCACGATTACGTTTGAGTTTCCAATGTGGTGGTTAGCATGACTAAAAAATATGCAGAAAGATGTGTCTTTATTGAAACAAAAGACACTAAGCAAGCCTATCGAATTAACTGGCAGGATTTGCATGATTCTTTCAAAAAGAACTACCAGCTTAACAGCAATTACGAAATTAGCTTTACACTAACCCGTGCTAAAGGATACGAAAAAGTCTTTGATGCAGCTCAAGCAAAATGTGGTGTTATGTATGCCAACCAATGGTACAACATTCAGCAACGAGAGCCTAAACTTGATGAACAAGGATTCCTTACGATGCAGGTTACCTGTACTCATACTCTTGTCGATATGTTAAAAAACGTTCGAATTGATCCGCAAGAACCAACCGAACAGAATCCGGACAAGAGTGGCAATGATAGTTCATCAGACGATAGTTCTAGTGATGACAATCCGCAGCCAGGCACTGTAATTAAGCGAACAGCAGAACAACAGCTGACTACTCTTGATGCTTGTATGCATAAGTTTCTTGATAACAACAATCAAGGTGTTAAATATGAGTTACACGGTAACTTTCCTCAAGTGGCGATTGAGTGTACTGGCTCATTATATGAGTGGTTGAACAGTAATCTTAAAACATTCAGTGCTTATTGGATTCCAGATGGATATACTGTTAGAATCTATGATTTAGCAAGCTTACGCCACCAAACAAGTCGTCAATTACGCTATATGTATAATATAAATTCGGTCGACATCCAAGAAGATGATACTAGCATCGTTAACGATTGTTGGGTGTACGGCGGTAAAGTTGAAGCTGACACCACCACTGTCTCCGGTGGGGGTAACGGTATTACCGAACCTCAAAATGGCGATTGGACGGCCGTAATCAAGAATGCTGCTAGCTTAACGGGGCAACAATTATCAGATAGTGATATTGCACTGGTAAAAGCACAGATTAATCTTGAATCTAGTGGTCGCGAGGATGCTAAAGGTGGCGATGATGGTTTATCAGACGGCATTGCTATGGGTTTACTTCAATTTAAACAAGCTACTTTTAACTATTATTGTCGCCCACCTTATACCAATATTTGGCACGGACTGGACCAGTTAATCGCTATGTTCAATGTACCAAATTGGCGTAATCAGATTACAGGTCGTCATGGTTGGTCTCCATTTGGGGCACCAGTTTCAAAGGCTCAGATAACAGCTTTATCAGCAACATCTACTGGACGATCGCAACAGATTATCGATTATTGCAAATCGTTTGTTGGCAAAGTGCCATACGTTTGGGGTGGAAGCACTCCAAGTGGTTGGGATTGCTCTGGGTTTGCCTGCTATGTTCTTAATCATTTTGGGATTAATACCCCTCGAACTAATACTGTTGGCCTTGAAGGCAAAGGTACGATTGTTAATCCACCTTACCAAACTGGAGATTTACTTTTCTGGGGTGCTCGTGGCGGTAGTTACCACGTATCAATTGCGATGGATTCAACGTGGCGTGTGGGTGCTGATAACTACCAAGATGGGACAGTTTACCGCACAATTGCTAGCTGGCCACCGCAGTTTGCTGTAAGAGTGCCAGACTTTGCGGATGGAAACGTTAATAGCGGCAGTAGTGATGATAGTACGACGACTACAACTACCAGTGCTAGCTATTATTCGCTTGTCTATCATTATCAAGACCAAGATTCAATTAAAAAATATGGTTTGCATTGTGGTGCTCCAATTACGATGGATAGCATTTATGACATGAACGCTCTTAAGACATATGTTGAGAACACTGTGCAACATAATCCAGAGTTTTCACTCACTGTTAGTAATGTCGATGAGCAAGGCTATCAGTTAGGTGATGTAGTACGTTTAATTGTGCCTACTATGAATATCAATACTGATATGACGTTGGTTGGGATTGAAGGTAATGACAATATACTGCACCCTCATGCTGATAAGACGTTAACTTTCAATAATACTGGATTAGCGATGAAAGATGTTAATATCGCCTTGTTTAATGCGATCAAAGATACGAATGCGAATGTTCAAGCACTAGATATATTTGGAGGCACTGGCGCTAGGAAAGAAGATCACTTTGCTAACGAAAACAACAAGAAGAGCGATCAGCCAGTGATTGTCTATAACGAAAGTCAGATTAAGCAGATGAAGGAAATTAATAATAGCGTAGGGAGGTAAGCCAATGGCAAATGATGCTAAAACGCCTATTTTTATCTTGCAACCATACGTTGATGAGAATGGATTACAGTGGCTTAGCTGTTCGCCTGATAATGGTCAAACTGTATATAAGGAGTATGGACCCGAAGGCAAGATTTACCGTCAACGTGATGCTAAGATGATTCAGAAACTTACATTTGAAAAGCTTAAATTTAAGTCGCCTAATGGGACGGCTTTTTATTTATCCGTCAGTGATGACGGGCAACCCGTATTCACGAAAGTAGGTGATAGTCAATGAGCGAGTTTAAACTGCCTCACGTGGAGGATTTAGCCACTAACTCAAAGTTGCCGGGTCAGTTAACGGAAGATATGAAGGCGATTGAGCAAGAGGACAAAGACGATGATCAAGCTCTGTCTGATGAAGTGGCAGATCGTAAAAAAGGTGACGGCAACCTACAAAAACAAATCGATGATCTTCAAGAGCGTTGTCAAAAGCTTGAGGATCAAGTTAAGCAGTTGCAAAAAGGCAATGACGATCACGAAGAGCGACTTAAAAAGATTGAGCGATTATTATTTGGTTCTGAAACAATTACTGTCACTGACCCAACAGACGATATTAAAGCAAGTCAATCAGCTACTGAAATTAGCGATACTGTCAATAATGAAGATGGCTCAATTTCAACGATCGTGATTAGTTAAAAAGGAGGGATAAAATGCCAGTACAACAAATTAAACATAATAACGATGGAAAGTTCTACCATATAGCGATTGATATCGCTAAAGAAGGTGCTCAACTTTTTGACCTCACCCCTTATGTCAAGGGACGGGTTGGCGATAATAACTTTGGTCTACTGATTGATTGGTACCGTCAAGGAATGTTAATGAATGTCAACGGTGCTTATAAGCCAATCATTGATGGACTGGTTGGGAATTTTTCGTTTGATAAAAATGGAAATCTGAAGATGGATGATGACGCTAGCCCTGTATATTCAGTGGGAAAGCCAGAAGACTGTGGTCCAGCCGGTCAAGTTACTTACTACTTCCCTGAGCAAATGTTTCCTAAAGAAGGTATCTTTAAGGGTTATCTTGGCCTTATTGATGATAAAGGTAATCGTTATTCTGGGGTTGACATTTGGTTTTCTGTCTTAGCTGGAAACGCAAGAATGGGAATTGCATGCGACTACTACATTAGTGAACTTGAAAAAGCAATCAAAGAGTCTGAGGATGATTTAACAAACCACAAGAAATCAATGCAACAGGTTGTTGATGAATTTGTTTCAAAGATGAACGACTTAACTAATCGGCTAGAAACGCAGGCTACTACTGATCAAGCTGCTCTCGATGCACTGGAAGCTAAGATTAAGCAAGACAACTTGTTTACGCAGGCGGAAGCCGATGCTTTTAAACAAACAATCCAAGAATTGTGTAATAACTGGATTGATGACGTAAAAAATGCTCGAGGTGGCTACGGAACCTTAGCTGAAAAAGAAATCGCTCAAGATAACAATATCAATACTGCTCAAAAGACTGCAGACCAAGCGGTTAATCAAAATGTTACCCAAGACGCACAGATTCAGATCAATAAAGATGATATTGCCAATATTCGAGAGAATTTGCCGTCATATGCAAAAGCCTCTGATGTAGCGATTATGCAATCGCGAATGGATACTTATACGCACTTAGCCAACGGTTCAACAACTGGTGATGCCGAACTTGCTGATCTGCGAATTGGAGCAGACGGGGTTACCTATGGTAACGCTGGAGATGCAGTACGATCACAGTTTAATGTTCAGCATCGCTTGATCGACGATGTAGCTCGAGCTAATAATCGTTATGATATTGAGATTGGTCCGATGGAGAAAGGACAGATTGATACGGTAACAGGTAAGAATGTTGCTGACGATAGCGGTAGCATCTACCGTACTGGGTTCATTCCAGTTTCTAAGCCTTCAGTCTTAGTAAGAGCGCTAAAGGGCGGAGCCATTGCGTTATACATGTACGATAAAGCTCAACACTTGTTGGGCTGGTATGGGGGTTACTGGGAGCAAGAAACAAAAGAAGGATATCAAGACCTAGCTTATATTCGTTTTACACTTAGAGGTACTAATCAAGCTGGGACGGAAGTAGTTCCAAATGGTAAAATCACTAACGATATTATCGGCGGAATTAAGCTCTACAATTATAGTGAGCATGCTAACTTAATCAACGTTCGTGAGTGGGGAGCTCAAGGCGACGGCTTGAATAATGACGGCTTGATTATCAATGCTGCTTTTCAAATTGCTTCAAAGCGTTCAGCAACTGTCTATATTCCAGCAGGAACTTATCGGCTTGATAGCACGATTCCAACCGTTTCAAACATTAAAGTAATTGGCGATTGGTCTGCTTCAGATTATCGCTCTGGGACAATCTTAGTTGATAATCGTACTAACGATCTAAGCACATTCTGTATTAGTTTTAGCGGAAAGTTTGATATTTCTAACTTTACACTTATTGGTAATAAAAAGCTGGCTAATGGACTTGCACTACTGAACGGTGGTTGGGACTCCTATATCAAGAACGTGACAGTTATGCAGTTTTACAAAACAGGAGTTCAATTTGATAAAGGCGCTGAAGATATTCATGTTGATGGATTGTTCATCGATAATTGTGGATCAGTTCAGTATCAAGCAAACGGCGACTATCATTACGGACTAGAACTTACTAATAACACTAATCAGCTTTTCTTCAACAACTGTCATATTGAACATTGTCGCTTGTTGATTGGTATTCATGGGGCTAATAGTATCTCCTTTACTAATTGCCACGTTGAGCAGTCAACCGTTGGACTAGATCAAAATATTCCGTTGGCACCAATTGATCATGTCGGAAGTTCTGATATTCTTTGGAATAATAACCTTTTGGTTAGTATCAATAAGGCGGCTTACACTAACGTTTCCGCTGATCCAATGCCATTTATCAATTACAGTCGTGGGACTGGAACCCCCGATTATTTTGTCAGCGGTTCATTCATTAATAACGCATTTATTACTGGGATGGGTTCCGGCGACGCAAAATCAACTGGGATTGTCTCAGCACAATTCATTGATGCAACCGGACCAAACAAGGTAATTATTAGCGGCAATAAGTTCAGTAACGTATCACAAGATAACGGGATCAAATTAGGAAGCCGTTCAATTTTTACTGCAAATCATGTTGTTTACGCAACCGATGCCGGTCAGACGATCTTTACTGCGCAAGACAGCATTGTTGCTAACAATATTTTTGATCTAAAAGATAATCGTACGATGACAATTACTAATTCGAAGAATAGTAATAATGCTTACTATGATGCCAATGGTAAAGGAATCGAGGTGTAAGCGATGAAGCAAGTATATACTTTTGATGAAGATGGTTACTTCAACGGTTCTAAGCAAGTGGACGATAATTACAAATTATCAGCAAACGAAACCCTTGATAAGCCTAAGTATGCAACAAAAGGAACAACTAAACGTGAGAACGGCCAATGGATCTACTCAAATCCTGAGTCAATTGTTGAAGAAAAAGAAGTGGATAATACTTCGGATCCAGTAGAGAAGATAAAGCCATCTGAAAATCAGCAATTCCAATCAAGCGTTATGAAGCAACTAATGCAATTGCAATTAGCTGATAAGCAACAGAATACAACGATGGCTACGCTGACTAAGCAATTGATGGCTTTGCAAATGAAAGGAGCGAATGCGTAATGTTTCAACAGTTCAAGGACTGGTACGAGATGGGACTTTTTACCGTTCAAGATGAACGGAATGGTGTTCTGACTGGCTGGATCACTAAGGACCAGTATAAACAAATCACTGGTCAAGACTATGATACGGTAGCTCAAGCGCAAACAGTTTAATAATATTTGTTCATTGCTTCTAGCTATTCCAGCGCTAGTTAATTGCTCTATAAGACTGGAAAATATGAGCAAAGTAATAATTATGTCGCCCAAGAAATACACAGTACATAAATAAGCCTCACTCAAACGAGTGGGGCTTTTGTTATGGGCGGCCATTGAAGGGAGGCGAGTAAATGCCACACGGTATGTTTGGGCTTGGGTGGGGCGAGGTTGTTTCACTCGGAACTTTGATTGTGGTAGTCCTTAACTATATCAAAACAGGTATATCAAACACGGCACACGAGTCAAATCGTAAGGACATGGAAGATCTTAAGGATAAGCTTACCGATTTCAAACTAAGTGTCGGTGAGCTGTCAGGATTGTTGAAACAGCTCAATCGCGACCTGGCTACTCTTACAAAGAGAGTTAATCGACACGGTGATGAGATTGACGAGATTAAAATTGATGTAGCAAAGATCAAGGAAAGGTTAGGGATTAATGATGATGAAAACAGCAAATGATATTGTAAATTGGATTCTTCAATCAGGGCTACTTGTGTGGCTCTTTTATTTTGGCTTTGCGGTTGGTAAGCCATTTATTGAAAGTAAGATTAAGCACGCTAAAACAACGCAAGAGCAAGCCTTATGGGAATTAGCTTTGCAACTAGCAATGACTGCTGTTAATTCTCGGGTTGGCAAGAATATTTCTGGTCAAGAAAAGTTTGCGCAAGCAGTCGCAGAAGTTCAATCTTATCTAACAGCTAAAGGGCTTCACATTGAAACGAAACAAATTCAAGCAGCAGTTCAGTCAGCTTATGAGATGTCTATGCTTACACCAACAGTTAACCCTAACGAAGATAAATCAGATACCATAAAGAAAGTTGATCCTGTCTTAGAAGCGATTAAGACAGCTCCTAATCGGGCTAATAAGCTAACGCTAGACAAGACAGTAGAAGCAAAAGGCTAGGAGGTAGATACAATGGCTTCTCTATATACAGTAGACGTTTATTCTGGTAGTGATGACAGTATTATCCGTGACCCCCATGCACAAGGGGTTATTGTTAAGGCTACGCAAGGAACAGGCTACGTAAACCCTAAGTGCAATCATCAATGGGACTTAGCGGGTTCACTTGGCAAGAAGCGAGGGCTATATCACTATGCAGGTGGTGGTAATCCAGTTGCAGAAGCACAATTCTTCATCAATAACATCAAGAATTACGTAGGACAAGCAGTTCTAGCACTTGACTGGGAAGAGAATCAAAACGCTGCATGGAATAACACAAATTGGGCTCGCCAATTTGTCGATGAAGTTCATCGTATTACTGGTATCTATCCTATTATCTATGTTCAAGAGTCAGCTATTTGGCAAGTTGCTAACTGTGCTGATGTTTGTGGTTTGTGGGTTGCCAAATATCCATCTATGGATTGGCACTCATGGACCGTCCCTAACATGAATGTGTCTAGTGGAGCTTTCAAGTTCATTACTGGTTGGCAATTTGCTGGTGATGATGAAGACCGTTCTGTATTCTCGCTTGATGAAGCAGGTTGGGACAAACTCGCTAACCCTTCAACTATCATTAAGCAAGAGATCCTAGCACCTAAGCCACAGCCTACACATAATCCAGCGTTAGAAGCACCATCTACCGCTAACTGGGTAGACGCATTAGGCGACCGTTGGTTTGAAGAAAAAGGCACGTTCATTTCTAACTGCGCTCTTCACTTGCGATGGGGAGCAACTGTTAACTCTTCTGTAATTGCCGTTGTTCCAGCAGGTACAGTTATCAAGTATGACGCTTACTCACGTCATGGCGGTTACGTGTGGTTACGTCAGCCACGAGAACACGGTCAATATGGTTATATTGCTTGCCGTGACGCTAACACCAATGAAGCTTACGGTAAATTTGAATAAAGAACTAGCCCTAGTGGTTGTTGCATTTTCTGTAACTTCCACTAGGGCTTTTTGTTGTATAATAAATATTTGAGGTAATAATATGAATGGTAAAAAGCTTTATGGATATTTAATTGTTACAAATATTTGTAGGAAACAAATTTATGAATATAAACAACTTTTCGCTAAGTCAATAAATTTAAATCAAGTTGATAAAAGAAGATGGAAACTAACTTTTAGAAAATATAATCAACAATTATATAGACTTTCGTTTTATTTTGACAATTCTCTTGAAGGGTATTGGTATGTTCTTCCTGTAAAACATCCTAAATTAAATATTAATATCCTCGCTGACATAAATGAAGAATCAGAGAAACTTCTAAAAGAAGAATGGTTTTACGGTATAAAAGATAGAGAAGGTTTGTCTTCTTTGTTAGGTCAAGTTGATAATAGCTTCTTTGGTGTGACCCCATATCCAACAATTTTATATAAAGCAACCTGCTTTTGGTATAAAATTTCAACAAAACAGATGTTTAATAATGGCAATAAAAGAACAGCTCTATTAACAGCGCTGTTATACTTAAAACTAAATGGCTATTCATTTGATATTTTAGATGAATTAACTTTATATAATGTGTCTATAAAAGTAGCGAATAGAGAAATGTCGTTCGAACAGCTTTATCAATATATATTAAGACATTCTTATATTGACTTTGGCTTTTCAAGGAAAATTCTTGATAATTAATAATAAATATAGTATTATGCTCGTAGCGATTTGGAAGGAGCTGATATAATGAATAAAAATCTAAAAAGGCAATTCGTTAAAGTTCCAAGTAGAAAAATAAACAAGATTGTAAATCAAACTGTTGATATTAACCCTAAGTCAATGATGGATGAACTATTAGAAAATCCTAAATTAGTAAAGACCCTGCAAAAATTATCATTAGTTTAA